TCATACTTTGCCGGAACATGTTCGAGGCCTATTGGGTTTTTCCCTACTCCAAAATCTGTCCTAAACCCCCCACGGTTTTTATCATCCGTAAAACTTTGCAATAACTCTTGGTCGTTGTTGAGGGCTATACTCGCCGCCTGCATAACTTGAGGGTTAGACATGCTGTACATAACAGCCTGCTCTCTAGTCATTTCAGGGTTTTCGTCCCGCAAACGGCTTATGGTATTCTCGGCTACACTTGAGGCCTCGTTTAGTCGCCTTGTTTTTTCAGCTCGCTGCCCCGACGCCTCATCCCGTAGACGCCCACGCTGTTCAACATCGAAACGCTCTTGGTCTCGTGCCGCCGCCTCATCCAATCGACGGTTGCTTTTTTGGGTCTGCAGGAACTGTAAAACATCAAACTCTGCCATTATTTGGCTCCTTTCAGGTCACGTACCTGCGTAGATAATTCTTGGACTGCACCCAACAAGATACCGATCATGTTATATGCGTTAAGTGCTTTATGATCTTCTGTTGCTATGATGTCTGGGGCATCCTCGGCTATTAGGCCTACATGAGTGCCTGGAAGGGCATCTATGCCTTCTTTATATGTAAACTGGACTAAGTCCAAGCCTTCCACGGTATCTAACGCCTTAGATGGGTCATAGGCCTTAATATCGTCTTTGTATTCTCTGGAGCTCAGCATCACTAGCATGGCTGCTGCTGCCATCGCTGTTTGTTTATCACTTGCGGCTTTTTGGGCTAGTGCTCCTTGGTGTGCCTCCTCCCTAGCGTTCGCATTCTGCGCCGCCCCACCGAGATTTGATTGGGCCTGCCCAACCAAATTTGTGCGGATATTTGCGAGGTCTGATAACGCCCCTACACGGAAATCTTTAGCCCGACTTCGAGTATTGGATGCTATATCAGCTTGCGTGCTAGCAAGCCCCAGCGCCTGTTTTTTATTTCGCGCCATGAACTGATCCCGGGTTAGTGTGGTTCCATAGCGTCCTAGTCCTCGGTTAAATGACCCCTCCGATTGGGCTGCTGCATCCGTAGCGTCTTGTAGTCCGGCACTTAGGTCTGGCCCTTGTGAGGCTGTTTTTAGGAGGCTCTGTAGGTCATTGTTAGATGCTACCCTACCGAATTCTTTAGTATTTAAACCTATTAAACTATTTGCGGCTTCGTTATCATTAAAACTCATAGTTATTTACCCCAGAAGTCAGGGCTAGAGATTTGGGAGTAGTTACCGCCGGTTGAGCTGCTCCCTAAGCCGCCGCCGTTTGAGCTCCTACCACCCATCGCTGCCAAACTCTGCTCGTGCCTTTTCGTCGCGAGTTTATTTGCTCTATAGTCTTGGACTCCACTATAGCCTATAGCCCCTAACCCCATCACCATATTCATAGTATCCGCAGATGCTTTCTGCTCCCGCGCCTGTGCAGCTATCATATTCTGGGTCTCCATACTTGCAAGAGCATTGTTAGATTGTCCCGCTTGTGAAGTGGCCCCCAAGCTGTATTTCGCCGCATCAATGTTGCCTTGGAATTTGCTATATCCTTGGGCTTGTCTTGTAGCAGCCAAACCCGTAGCGAACTCACCAGAGGCATTATTAGGCATGGCTAACGAGCGGTTGCCACCGCTAACATATTGCTGCGCACCATACCCACCCCCCGCAGATACCATCTGGTTGTAGTCTGCACCTTGTAACTTTTGGATCTCCGCTGTTCTGTCTTCCGTGGCGGCGGCTTGTACCATCCCAGGAACAGCGTCATATATTTCCGCTTTGTTGGCAAACGCCCCACCTATAGCGCGTTGTTGCGCTTCCTGTGCGCCTTCCGTTTGTTTTTTTGGTGATGATCCGATACACATTAGTACTCTCCTAAATATTGTTGGTAGCTTTCATTACCATATAGTTCTTGGCGTATTTCGAGGCTGATAGATCTAGCCCATTCGTCGCCGCCAACGAGTCGCGCACAAGTGATGATAATTGATCCGATATTACTGCGTAAGGCATACGCCACTTCATTTGGGCCGTCAGCTTTTTCCATAGCATTGGAGTCCAGCCATTCGTAAATGTGTGTGTGTATTATTGGGATCAATTCAGTCAAGTGTTGGCGATAGAATTCATTTCGGGGTAGCCCGATGATTGCCGTGATAAAGGCTCGATTTATGTCTTTATCACTAACGGGGGAGTCCTTGTCGATTAAGTCGTCCCAAACATGGGAGATGTCCCACAACATAGTACATAGCTGCATAGCGGTTGTGTCCCCATGCAGCCATTTATACATAAGCGTAGGGTTCAATTAGATACCCCCATACCTAACTACGCGCTTAGGGCGAACACGACCGTTGTTATTTTTATCCAAAGCAACGCGTGCTTCCTGACTATAGAGTTGCGCATAGATTGCCCCTTGGTTAGGGTCACTCCAGGCTTTCCCAATCATCATTAATATAGCTGCCAATGTCCCATAAATAAGAGCATGGTAATTGTCGTTAAATATAACGGAGTCTATTTTCGTAGCGTCTAGGGTAGGGTAGATTGCCACCCTAATCTGCAAGGCCTGCTTTACTGTTGCTGCAGGTTGCGGATACACCGTGAATGTATCTGGAGATAGTTGGACGTAGTGTGTTGGATCACCTATAGTGGAACGCCATTCAGCATCCTTAACCAACAATTGCGCCTCTGTCGCGGGGATAAGTTCCTTATCGACATTGGTTATTGATAATATCTCAGCTACCGCTGTTTTCGAAGGCACTTCGATCTCATAGGTAGATGTCTTTTTTATCAAGGCTGTAGGATCTAAATCCACGCGCCAAGATAATGTGTCCTTGAAGAACGTCATCGCCACTTCTTTAAAACGGCTCTCTATGAAGAAGTCAGGGCAATCAGGGATTTCTCCCTGAATACGTGCGGTTATCGTACTGAACGAAGTGTCAGCCATGAGAAATTACCTTACTGTGGTAGTTTTGCCGATTGCGGCTCGGCGCGCATTTCAGCCTGTTCTTTTAGGCCTAACGACTGCATGAACGATTGGTATGATGCTGCAGCGCGCTGAGTATTAGCAGCGTACTCTGCGTCCTTAGAATATGCCCTATATAGGATATAGTCGAAGATAGCATTAGCGTAGATATCATCTAACTTAATAGTCTGAGAATTTGCTGTTAATGCCGCTGGCGCAGAGGCATATACTAAGTCTATATATCCGGCCCCAGTATTAGGGGGGTATACAAAAAATTGTTTGGGGTTACGTGGATCGAATGTGTAGAACTTCGCATAAACTGTTTTAGTTATGCTATGCCAACCCGGTATCTGAGCATCTAAGATCTCACGAGCCACTTCACGCACTACGTCAGATACTGCTATGCCAGCTGATGTGACGTTATTAGTTATATCGACTAGTGTAATGCCTAATGCGGGCAATGTTTGTTTAGTGCCAGCAGTTAAATTAAATGTAGCGCTAGTTGTGTATGAATCGGGTTTAAGGAGTACGACCTCACGCTGGGCATCATTTAACCACCCAAGCAGTTCGGATTCCGTCCAACGAACGGCGCTGTCATCTTGGAGGATGATCTGCACACGATCTATAATATTCTGGGCTGTTATTGTAGCCATAATGTTCCTATAATATAGGGTGCTCCCCCCGAAGGGGGAGCGGGTTTTCCTACGAGCAGCCCTCCCACCCGAGAGCTGCTATAGTAGAAGGGGTTTTACTCAGACAGATCAATAGTCATAACACCGTGATCAATCAGAGCTGAACCGCCTGCCTGACCGAATACGGCTTTCTTCATACCGAAGATTTTTGATACTGAAATACCTGATTGGTTCTCGTAGTCATAGTTGTCTTCAACCCACATTGGTGAGCCGATGTCAGCCATAGCCATTGATTGAGCTCCGCAGAATAATGCACGGGCTTTACCAGCTTTGCTGTAAACATGACGAAATTCGTGAACCATCACACCATCCACTAAGTAACTTGCGCTACCTGCAAATAATGGGTTAGTACCACCACGAACACCAGCATTACGGACGTTAGCTAGGAAGTCAGCATCTAGTTTCAACTCAGCCATTGCTTGCGGAGTTAAGAACATGTGATACATTTCCTGACCTGCAGTACCTTTAACACCACGTAAGTAGTTGTCTTTGGCAATAGCACGAGCTTCCACAATCATTTTATATGATGCTTTACCTGTGCCTGCAGTAGATGGTGTAGCTGCTGCTGCTACAGTGGCAAATGTTGCTGCTGATAGCGCTGAACCATTCCAAGCGTATGAACGCGTAGGTTTAGTTACGTCAGCGGCAAAATCCAAAGTGTTTAATGTGTTACCTGCAGGTCGCGCTGCGCCATTTGTGGTTTGTGAATAAGCCACGCCAGATAATGTTAAGAATGCTAATTGGTCAATACGATCTGCTAACCAGTAGGCTAGTACATCTCGTGAAGATTCGCGGAAGTTGATAATAGACGCTTGGTCAGCCATGCGGCCTGCGATTCTGTTAGCGTTACGTAATTGGTCAATTTGTACGACCATTTCGTAAGCGTTGATCGCTTCCTCATTCCCTTCCAAAGTAGAATCGCCGATGATACCATCACCAGTCAAGTCAGCCAATAAGGTGACTACGGCACGGGTGCCTTTTTCGCTTTTGGTTAGAGAGCTGATTGTTTGGACTAGGGAGTTAGATCCCCCGCCTGTGAATTCGTTGATGAAAGAATGGTTACGTGCGATTTTCCATAAATCACGTCCCCATGCAGTTTTTTGTTCGTCGGTTAGTAATGCAAAATTAGTATTTGCCATTGTGGTAAAGCTCCAGATAATAAAAATCAAAGTTATTCGGTTACGAGCCGATGTTTCGTATAACTCTGTTTTTATCGAGGCTGATCCTCGGAACTTTTTACGCTAGTACAAGCTAGTGCATCTGTTTTATGTCAGATGAAGACACCCAGTTATCGTACTGAGAAACGAAGTCAGGCTAGGTTAGACCTAGCCTGATAGTTATATTACCACTGCTTATATATTGTTGTCAAAACATATCGCCTCTAAGACGTTGTAATGTCGATTCGGGTAGGGCATCAAACTCTGTTTGCGACAGGGTGTTTATATCTATAGCCGCCTCGCCACGGGATGAGCTACTATCTCCTGGCATAGTGGGGGGTTGGCGGTTAGCTGCCGAAACTTTCTTCGCTACCTGCGCGGGTGTAGTAGGTGGCACCACCGTTAGTGGGGTT